TCATTTACCTCACCTATGCCAGTTCCTGAAGCTATAAGCTGCCTAGCTGAATTAGCTACCGCATCAATTTGAAATGGCGTTTTTGCTGTGAAGTCATTAAGCTGCTTCATCATATCCCTGGCCTGCTCTGCGCCACCAGTTAATGATATAAAGCTAGTTTCTAACGTCTCTAGGTCTGAGGCACTCTTTACAGCAGCAGCACCTATAGCTACCAACGGCAAAGTTACTGAGCGCGATAAGTCGCGGCCCAAAGATTTGAAGTTAGAACCAAAGCGCTTCATTTCTCTACGCACCTTGCCTAGATCCTTATTTAGCTGCTTTGTATTAGCCCCTATATTTACTACTAAATCCCCTAGCTTCGCCATTCTATTCTTTTTTACTCATTGCTCTCAATAGTGCTAAGCCGTCTACTTGCGGTTTAGCTTTCTGCTCCTTATCCTCCCAAGGAAATACAGCAAGCTCAATAGGCTTAATTTTGCTGCCTTTCTTGGTATGTACGTTAAGAAGTAAAGCCGTCTGCCATCTGGTACGCTCCCAATTAGAGCGCTCCATCATTTCAACAGATTCGCGCTTACCTCTTACCGCATTGCCGAACTCCTCAAACGTTAGTGAGTAGAGAGGGCCTGGGGTAAGCCCTAATAGACCTAGCCCCAGCTCCTCTACCCTACTCCACGTTAAAGGGCTGTGGCCCTCTTCTTCTTCGCTTTTTTTTTCTCGTCTTGTTTACCTCCCATCACCTCTGTCATGGCTTCAACTAAAATAGGTAAATCACTCACCTCGATTTCGTTTAGCCACTTCTCCACATCCATAGTAAACTTCATGCCCTGAGTCTCGCAACCTGCCTTAACAAAATAGTAGATAAGCTCTGGAATGAGAGTAACGTCTGTAGCATCTACTTCTGTTACTTTTACTCCTGTTGCCTTCTCAAAATTTCGCCAAGCTAGCATAGTTGCGCGCATTGGGTAGATTCGTTTTCCTATAGTTATTTCCATGATTCTATGAGATAACCTGTCTTACGATAGTTTCTACTACTTGTACGTTACATGTGTAAGTTGCGTTGTCTTCGGTACCGCCAGTAAGCTCCAGACTCTCAATGTAGCCCTTAACTTGATATCTGAAATCATCTGCATTCTCTGTAGCACCCTGCCCGATTACGTGAGTAAAGCGTATGTCTAGCTTAGTTTTATTAAGCTGAAAACCACTCATAGCCTCATAGCCTTTGCCAGCTCCTGCATCGGTAGCATACATAGCCGAAAAGCTTAATGTTGCTGATGTCATCCCTGGTAGTAAAGCTCGATAGCCCGCGTTTGATTTTGTCGTCGAGTCCCTCATTTCGTTCGTTACCGAGATAGAACAATCTGTTACGTTGTCTACTACTAGCTCAGTGCCTCCCTCTGCAACGACCATCACTTTTAGATCCGAGCCGTTGATTATTCCTGTTGTAATTGCCATTTTATTTTATTTTTTCTTTTTATTTCGCTTATCGCCTCCGACTAGCATTGTTATCAAAGTGTCTAGCCATCCAAACACCTTAGAAGCAGGCGCATCAGACGGCAATAGAGAAAAGATAGCTCTTAGAGCTACCATAAGGGCTACTACTATAGCCTCCCAGTTTTCGAGTATAAAATCCATATTATGTGTTATTTATTCTTACGGTGTAATCCTGAATAGCTACCCAGATTGAGCGCTCAGGGTTTACATCCATTTGTTCATTTGTATAATTAATAGACTGTATCTGTACTCCTCCATAAGTTCCGTTCTTCCTCTCTAGCGCAGCTCGTACTGCTACGCCTAAATCTATTGCAGTTGAGTATTTTGTATTAAAGCAGTATACCTCTATAGTAGCCTCATCTACGTTACCATTTTCCTCTTTAGTATCTGTAGGGCTGTTGCTTACTACAGAGTAAACTATATAGGGCTGGCTCTCATTTTGTGGAGCTATCTCTGGATAGATCTTAGTACTCACAATGTCAGTAACTGCCGTTACGTTGCTTAGTATATTATATATCGCTTTTCCTACTATCATGCTGCTTTAACATATCGTGCGAACTCTGCACGTAATAACAATAGCTGTAGCTTTTCACTACGGCCCTTTGTAGACCTTAGCCCCCTGCTAAATACTCCTGTGTTTTGGGTGCGGTGTTTGCCTCCGAACCTTGGGCCAAAATCTCCCTTTTCTACTATGTGAGCAAAGAATCCGTCTGCATTACGCCTCGTCTTTCTGCGCCCTATTGCATTGGTTCGCGGGCCGCCCATTACATTATTCCTGCTTTTATCTGGCAGCCATGTACCTGCTGAGCGCCTTAGCGTTCCTGGCGTTATTTTTCTGCCTCTAAATATGATTGGCTTGCTGTAGTCTTTAACATTAGCCTTTAAGTAGTTGGCATAAACATCACCTACCCTATGACCTATATCTTGTAGCTTCTTGCTATCGCGCTCGCTCCACTTTGCTATTTTATCAATCTTAGCGAAAAGCTTATTTACTCCCGTTACTGTTACGCTCATTACTCAATAATTTCAGTAATTAAACGAATGCGCTCCTGTCTGCCTACCTCATGCACTCCTAGTATATTATAGTTCTTGCTGTCGTAGTTAATGCGGTACCCTGCCTTAGTAGCTTTAGTAGTAGAGCTATAGCGGATATTAAATACAACCTTATTCACGCTTACCATTTGCTCTCCGCTGTTTTGCTCCACAGCAGCAGGCTTGCGCTCTATCTGAGCCCAGCAAGTAGCAAAAGTACCCCAGCTCTCCTCACGCTCGCCATAGGCGTTAGCTGAAAGCGTAGGGCTTTGTATTGTTATCCTTCTATCTAATCCGCCTATGTTCATTTAGTCGATATGATGCGGTATGGGTTAAGTAAAGCAGCTACTCCCAAAGGTAGCTCAATCGGGTTAGTTCCAGTTATTACTGCGCGCCTGTTTTCGTAGTAGTGAGCTACTAGCAATTTAACGGCATGAAGTACTGGTTCAGCTGGTGCTGCTCCTAGTGTACCAGATATAGTAACTACGTTAAAGTCATCATCGTAGGTGTCTGGTGGGCTGTCAAAATTGATGCGGCCAGGCTCGCGCTTGGTATCGTACCAGTATTTAGCAGCCGCTAATGTCTGCGTAGCATTTGCTACGTCTTTATATGTAACACCTGTAATTGTGTTTATTGGGCCTGTAGAGAATTCACAATTGTAAAAGTCATCTAGGCTTAGTGTGAAAGCAGAATCTACAAAATGCCTGTTTGTGTAATCTTGGCAATGTTGAACCGCAGCGTTAATTAAAGCTGTTATAGTTGTGTCCTCATCGCTGTGATCTACGCGCAAAAACTCCTTAGCTGTTGATAGCGGCAGAAGTGTGGTGCCTGTGGGCTGTGTAGTTATTTCTAGTTTCATCTATTTAGTATAAAAAAAGAGGCGGGCGCTAAACCCGCCCCCTTTCATTTATATTCTATCTACTATGCTATGAAATCCTTGATACGTGCTAGCGCGCCTGCTTGACGTACACCTGCATCATAGAACTTGTTAACGTGTAGAGCTATTCTAGCTGTTCCTGCATTAGAATACGGGTCAACTAAGATATCTACACCTCCAAAGAAGGCTAGAATCATCCCTTTCGACCAGTCACCGAAACAAAGGTCTCCCTCGTCAGTTGTAGAGTCTACTAGATTTGGTGAGAAGTGTGTAGCAAATCCATCAACTTTGTTATCGTTCATTAAAGCGGTAATAGAAGCTACTGCTGCCTCACCCTTTAAGATACTCATTGCTGTTGGTGATAATACAAACTGGCCATTAGCCAAGTCTCCACCTGCTGCTAGTACTGCTTTCTCTACTGCAAAAATGTGAGAGGCTGCGATAGAGCCATGAGATAGGTTACCCTGGTAACCAGCTCCAGCTGTTGCCTTAGCAAATACATCTTTATCAATAGTTTCGTTGATACCTGCTGCAAGCTCCGCTGCTATCATGCTATCTACTCCAGCTCCTCCCTGTAGAATAAGCTGCTTAGAAAATAAAGTATGGTTAGCTACACGAGTCGGAGATAGTGTAAGCTCGTCAAGCTCCAATCCTGCTACAGCGTCTGCACTTACCTCAGTTTCTGCTGTACCTACTGCTTTCTCTGAAACTCTAGGGAACTTTATGTTACCTGTAGCATTAGTAATCGTAGTTACTCCTACTCTCTCCGCCATAGTTGGGGCGCGTAGTGACTCAATAAGACCGGGTACCTGTGTAGCTACATATCCAGAGCCATCTCCAGAACCTGCCTGGAAGTTGTCAGCACCACCAGCACGATATAAAGCGCTATTTGGGATACCGATTTGGCCACTCATCTGTAAGCCTCTTGCACCATACTCTTTAGCTGCCTCTTGTGCCCACTCTGCCTCAGCACCCTCTAGCGACTTTCCAAAGCTAGCTGCCTGGATAGCGCGAGATAGTGAGAAATTGCGGTTAATCTTTTCAATCTCTTTAGTTTCAGATACACCCATGCCGCTGAATGATGCAGTACGCGCGATCATATCCTCGTGAGCTTTTCTGCGCTTCATCTTGTTATCTAGGCGCTCAATTTCTCCTTCGAGGTAGTCCGCTCTAGTTTCCTCTTCGTTTGTTAGCTCGCGTCCTTCACTCTCAGCATTCTCTACTAGAGAAACATGCTCATTGTAAAACTTTCCGCGTAGCTCTGTTAACTCTTTCAAGTTCATTTTACTTCGTTTTTTAGTTGTTTTTACTTCTTTATTATTGTCGCTTGTAGATTCTGCTACAGCGTTATCTATTACTTCTGGCTCTTGCTCCTCATTTCGTGCAAGTAACCCCTCAGTATCTTTGTAGGCCGG